GTGTATGTGTGTTAAGTCCACCATCACCACATTACCAAGAAGCTGATGTAGCTCAACTGGTAGAGCAGTTGATTTGTAATCAGCGGGTCGGGGGTTCGATTCCTCCCATCGGCTCCACCACCCGAAGGCTTGCCCACCCCCTGGCAAGGCGAGGTAAGTCCCGGGAACCCCGGCAGGTTACGATCTGTCGGAAAGCTTTCAAATGCGGGAGAATCATATATATCTGGGCCCTAGCTATGTTAGCAGCCCTAATTGAGTTATTAAAAGAGAGAAAGAGAGAAGGAGTAAATAGCAGATGAATAGGATAAATGCTTGTGGAGTTAATTAAGAGATATGACAATATGAAAGGAGATAATGCCCCTCGGTCGGGTGGGATGACAGATGAGAGCATCTGGCTTACCTCCGACCATCATTAACTTCCGCCATAAGAATGTCCTGAAGTATACCCGACCCGAACTGGTGGAGGATCCGGAGAATATTACCAGGGAGGAGATGACCGCCGCTGAGAAGATGATGATTGAGCGCTGGAACTCTGTCGTGGGCCCTGAGGACCTTGTCTACTACCTGGGGGACTTTACCCTTAACCGCGGCCCCTCCCTCTGTAAATATATCCTGGAGAAGTTACACGGGGCCAGGGTTATCCTTCTCAAAGGGAATCACGATAGGAAGACTAAGGCCATGGAGGCCGCCGGCTTCGCGGAGGTGCATAGCCGTCTCTTCCTCAATCAACAGAATGAGGGAGGGCCAACCTGGCATACCACCGAACCGATTCAGGAGACTACCTTCCTGGAGCTGCATCACTATCCAGCTACAGTTACCAACAAATTCCCGGCCGCCGTTGGTCATGCCCACAATACCTGGAAACTAAAGGGGCCGGGGACTAAGATGTTACAGTGGGACCGCCAGCAGAAGGAGAATTCCCCCAGTATCATACTTAAGCACCCCCTGATAAATGTTTCTGTGGAGAATTGGAACTACACTCCCCTGGCCCTCTCCCATGTCATAGCATTGTTAGATGACCCTCCTCCTCCTCCGCTCCTTATATAATAGAGGGGCCTGGGGCAATAATTCAGGGGCCAGATAATAATCCAGAGAGGCGGACAGAGAGTCAGAGGTAGACAAGAAGTCAGGGGCCGAGCTTGTTTAGCAGGGTATATGACATAACTAAGGTGACTAAGAAGGGATAAACCCCTAGCCCCCCTGAGATGAAGATGAAGAAGAAGATAACTAAAATTATGAGAGCAGCCACAGTGGTGGTGGTACTGCTATCCCTCTGTATAGGATGTGCAACCGGGTGGTTCGTCTTCGACTCGGGAAATAAAGGAACCGTGTATTGGAATAGGCAGGAGGAAAAGAAGAAGAAGGGATATATTTGGATGGATGAATTTTATGAGGAAGAGATGGAGAAAGATGACGGATAAGGGTATACAAAGATCAATACCTCGCCGGGCGGATGGCAAAATCAAGGTGTCAGAGTATAGAGAGGTTATGTGGTACGCAACCCAGGATAATAATGAGAGACTGGATAAGATTGAGGAGCACCTGAAGGAACTGAATGGGGATGTGGCGAGGAACTCCCACTTTCGGGTGAAATTTAACTTTCTCGGTAAGATCGGTTCAGCACTAGCTGGCCTCGTAGCCCTTGGCATCGGTATTTGGAAATTATTTAAGTAGGAGAGTAGTGGAGAAAAGATTCCTAAGTCCCTTCCCCTCTCCCAACATATTATACGGTGGGTGTCCTCCAACACAACGCAGGGTGCGGGCGGTCTTTCCCCTCCTTTCACCGTCCCTCCCTGCACCCTCCAAAACATACAACCCTCCCCCCACCCGAGGGGTTTTGGTGCTTGGTAACTAATAATAAATAAAAGTGAAGAAAAGGTTAGGTTTGCGCCTATTATTGTTGTAAATTATGATGCGTTCAAAAGTAGAAACAACCAACCGTTTAGCCTCCCTCAATAAATTTCTCTGCAAATTACAGGATAAAGTATTGGAGACTACCAAGAAAAGTAAACACCAGGTAGGAGCCATTCTCCTACAAGAAGCCCTTCTGGAGGGTTATACCGCGGGCTTACGGTGGATTCTGGGTGAAGAAGGTGATAATGACTTCGTTGATATTGCAGAAATGAAGATGAAGTTGGGCGAGGCCTTTTCAAAATGGCCGGATGCCCCACCACCCAAGGAAATGTATGACTAGTTAGAGGACACAACACCCATATACAAGTGAAGGAGGTATATCAATAATCTATGAGAGGAGAAGAAGAAAGGGAGGGTGCTGAAATAGCCGCCAGAGCATACAATACGGAATCTGATACTGATGATACTGATTACCCCGTTGAAAAGCTTACCTACGTAGAACACCGTTACTCCGACGGCACCATAAAACGTATTACCGATCCAGGAGAACTAGATTACTACCAGGAAACTCTCGGTGGTCTGGTTCTTTTCGCGCATGTACACGGATTTAATCCTTTTGAGGATAGGCCCGTAACCTGGGAAAAGAGCAAGGCTACGGATAAAATTGTGGAGGGATATTAGGATGGCACTACAACTACCGAAGGGTTATCTGAGCATCTCGCAGGTCCAAACATTTATGACTTGCGGACTAAGATATCATTTCCGCTACGTCAAGGGTATTATCAGCCCACCCTCCGTGGCGCTGGTCTTTGGCTCCTCAGGCCATAAAGCCCTGGAGAAAAACTTCTTCCAGAAGATTGAGACCAAGATTGACCTACCTACTCAGCAGATTCTGGACGAATTCTCCGACCAGTTTGATGTTAAGTCTGTGGAGGTGGAGGACTGGGAGGGCCAGAGGCCCGGGATAATTAAGGACAAGGGCATACGGGCTATATCTCTACACCAGCGTGAGATTGCCCCCGGCCTCCAGCCTGTGGAGGATGGTGTGGAGAGAGAACTCTCTCTGGCAGTAGACGGGGTGGAAATGCTCGGTTACACAGATTTGATAACGGAGAAGTCTGTTATCGATCACAAGTTTGTTGGCAAGGTTCGTTCCCAGGGGCAGGCTGATAATGATTTACAGCTCTCCTACTATTCTTACGCCACCGGTAAGAAGGATGTGGGCCTGAACTGTATCATAAAACCAACTCCCCGTTACCCTGAGGGTAAGGTCCGAATGGTGACTAGCCGGCGTACAAAGAAGGACCTGGAGTGGATGGAGTTTACTATTAGGTCCGTGGCGGAGAATATATCCAAAGGGGTATTTACACCTGCCCTGCCAGACTCCTGGGCCTGCTGTTCACGATTCTGTGGTTATTGGGATATGTGTCGGGGAGGTAAGAATTATCTTGCCCTGGGAAGTGTGGAGGGCCGAGAGGATGAAAACGTAGCAGAACCAAAAAGCTTGGTGGATATTTTAGACGGATGAGGGTAGGGTATATAGCTCCTCTCTCTCCTACAGGGTATGGATCAGCCGCTCTGGGGTATATAAGGGCCATACACGAGGCGGGGGTGGATATAAACCTTTCTCTCTGGACCGAATACAGACAGAAGGGTACTTACGAAGGAGATGATGAGCAGTTGATCAGGGAATTGCTATCCAGGTCGGAGGAAATGAGGGTTTGTGACACAATTATTCATCATAAACAGCCAGATGTTGCCAAACCTGTGGAGGACAAGTATAATATCTGTTATACCGTCTTCGAGGCTAATGTTATTCCATCTTTATGGGTACAGATTCTTAATAGTTATTTCCAGGAGGTGTGGGTTCCTTCTGAGTTTAACGTTACCTCCTTCCGTAATTCTGGCGTTCGTATCCCAATTACCAAGATACCTCATATTGTTAAGGCAGAACCCCTCCAATCTGCTGCTGAGCCTATTGCCCTGAATCCTCAGGACTTTGAGGGGAAGGTGCTTTTCCTGTTCATAGGCACCTGGGACCAGCGAAAGAACCCTGATGGCCTTCTTACTACCTACTACGAAACCTTTTCCGCGCAGGATAATACTCTTCTGGTATGTCGTACACACCTTGGTACTCACGGGGCCGAGTTACCAGCTGATACAATTGCTCGGATCAAAAAGGCAGTTCCTAAGGAACAATACCCGCCTGTTATAATCCTTGGGGAGAACCTACCGCAACAGGATATTATCTGGCTACACCAACAGGCTCGTGTCTTCACCTCACTTGCTTACTCAGAGGGATGGGGCCTTGGCCACTCTCAGAGCCTGGCTGCTGGTGTACCAGTTCTTTCTAATAACTGGGGCGGTTCCCTGGAATACCAGAATGAGGAGAATAGTTTCCTGGTAGATACTATTAAAATTGGTCCAGTTACTAGTTCCAATCGAAATACCATATACAATCCATTCTTAATGAGTTGGGGGTACCCTGATCTTAAGCATGCCTCCAAATTACTTCGTCGGGCCCTGGAAGAACCTGCCCTGTGTCAGGAAAAGGGAAGGGCCGGACAGAAAGATATGAAGCAGTATAATTCCACAACCATTGGCGAACTAATACAGGGCCGCCTTCGTGACATACCTAAGACATGAGAAGAGGAAGAAGAAAAGCGGTTAGAATCTTTGGATATTCTCGTAGGCGGTGGAATAAACCACGTATAATACGAGAGATACAGCAGCTGGAGGAGGTTTACTCCACCTGGGTAAAGAAGAATAACAATGCCCTCTGGAAAGCCGCTGTACGTTATTTTGGCTCGTGGATGGAGGCTGTGGAGGCTGCAGGTTTTGAATATAGTAAGGTAAGGCGCAAGGGCCCAACCAAACCTCCCCCTAATAAAGGGGTCGGTGGTAATTGTAGTGAGCATGGGTGTGATGAACCCCATCATGCCAAGGGCCTTTGTAAGAGGCACTATACCATTAAGCGACGTAAGAACGTAAGGCGAAACGCTTAGCCTAGATCACGTCACACACGACGTCGTACTTACCACCACCATCACCACCACCACCACCATTATTATCACCAAAATAGGAGACCAGCTAAAGATACTATGATCATAGTTAAGCACGTAGCCGAGGATCCTCTCTATATCTACACGGTAAATCATTACCAGGGTATGTATGCCCTTGATTATCTCATTGACCAACTATCTGTCTGGATTAAAAATGACTACGAGGAATTTAACCTGGTTCTCACAGGATCCTCATTTGATATGTTGTTGGACGAGGGCGAGTTTATACCTAAGCTCCTTCGTCGATACGTGGAAGTAAGTGATATGAGTTGGTTAACCGTTGATTGTTACTCCCTTGCCCATCCCCATCCAGAGAATAACCCACAACTGAATGGTTCTGGGGCTGTACCTCTGTGGTATGATATTATAGAACTCCCAAACAAAAGAGCCGAACGAAGTTTGGTAAGGTTATTGGATAAATATTGTTACCGTAAACAGACAGAGAGGAAGGAGAAGAAGAAAAAGAAGGAGGAGGGGAAGGGAACAGAAGAGAGAAAGAGAAAGACTGGTACTACCACTAATAAGAGAAAAAGAGGTCATGGCCGGAGACACACCAACAGAAAAACGTAGAGTACTTAAGTATAAACCCGATATTGAGTTCCGCAGGAGACCTATATCAGGGGATGGCGGTATACGCGCCGAGGATGATATCGAGGCTAGGCGTGAGTCAAGGGTAGATGGTGTTAAGCAGAGACGTAGACGCCGGCTGAATAAACTTATCAGGACCGAGGAGAAGTTGGATGATATTGAAGAACGTCTTGAAGAAATGCTGGAGGACTTGAGGTTTACCTTTAATCCAACAGAGCGGCCTAGACTGTCCCAGGCAGTTGATATACTTAACCGGAGTAAAGGCCCGGCTCCCCTGGGTACCCGCCCCTATGAATCTGATTATACAACCGGTGTTGTGGATTTTACAACATACAAAAGGGCCCTCACGCTTTCCATGGATGCTATGCTCCATACCTACGGAGTTGATCCTGTGAACTATATCTTTGCTCAACAGGATGAGTATGGACAGCCACTTATTCCTAAGCCACAAGGTAAACCAGCAAATTGCCAGGAGATGGAGGAAATGAGTTACATTAATGAGGGGGATGATGCCGAATTGGCCCCCATTGATGTGGTAATTGAGGAGATGCAGCAGTCTGCCCTCCTGGATATAATGACTCTTCTCTGGAAGCTCCTTCTCTATTTTGTCTACGGCTTCATCATTTATTTCTGTAAGAAACTTAAGTTAACAAAGATTCCTGCTGGTATTGGTAAGAAGGTAAAGAAATTCATTAAGAAGCTGAAGAGAAAGAGGGCCGAGATATTATGTGAAATTAGTGGTGACTGTTCTGACCTGGAAGATACTGAGGATACTGGATTGGACTACGAGGGTTTTGATGATATGGATCATACCGGAGATGAATTTTGGTCAGGGGTAGAATGTCTAACCGCCGCCAAGACAGTTCTTGACTTCGTTAACCGCTCCGCCGCCGGTGCAATAGAGAATCAGGCCAATATAAATATCCCTGCAGGCGTTGACACACTTGGCGGTTCTGATGGGGGCGATGGTGGTGCAGATACACCCGGTGGTGATGAATCTCCTCCTGTCGAGGGACGGGTAAGTGCACTCCCTCTCTATACCACAGTCCAGCGTATACGTGATCTCCTGGAGGCGGAAAAGTTTAATGCGATTATGGAAGTCCCCTCCAGCGAAGAAGACCTTCAGCCCCTGGTGGATACTCTTGAGGAAGGGACTCACACACGTAAGCGTTATAGAAACAGATATTTTAACCGTAATGCCCAGGCGTGGAGAAATTTGAGATGAAGATTATAGAAGGTTCAGAGGAATGGCTCCTGGAGGAAGAAGAATTTACTATAAACGAACAGAGTGCCTCAATTAGCTGCATAGGTTGTGGAAAGCCATTGGAGCTTTATAATTACATTAGTACCTCTTGTGATTGTGGACGTCTTTACCGAATGCAGACCGCGGTCGTGGTTGAGTGGGTAGAGGGAGAGGAGATAGTACAAGAGAAGTGGGAATATGAGTGACACTAAGAGGTGATTGATGAACCTAGATAGTAGAAGAGAGGAGGTATATGGTTATCTTCAAATGGGGAAGTGATGGAAATGTTATTTGGGTTAGAAGAGAGGAAGAGGAAAAGGAGAAGGAGAAGAGGAGTTCTATGATAGAGAATTGGTTAATTAACCTCCTGCGAGAGGAACCTGAGAATATCAGTATCAGCTTCAATCACTCCTGGGTATGTGAGGTACGGAACGCCACAAAGGGTTTGGAGCCTTATGTATCTCGTGTTAATGGGTTCCCGGTTTTTGGCAAGGGAGGCGGGTTACTCCTGAGGTTAGAGGGTGTTATGTGTGAATACAGTAATATGGATACACTCTTCGCCTTCGAGGGAGATAATATTGTTGAGGCTGATTTAATAAGGAATTTACAACATGGCTAGTACTTATGAGATACAGAGGGTGAAACTCATCTCCGAAGACACTATGGCCGAGTTGGAAGGTGCTATAAACGCCGAACTAGAAGATCTTCGGGTGGGTATTGGAGATGATTTGCTCTCCATCATTAATGTCCATACCCATGTGAGCCGTGTCCCCTTTGTGGATTATTCTGATAATATTGTTACAGATTCTTATATAAGCACCAAGTACATAGGTCAGATTAATTATATTGAGACCGTCGTGGTTGAATAGTAACAACCCGGCACCAGAACATATGTGTGTGTAACATAAATACACACATACCCACGCATAATATATATATAGGAGGATATAACTATTGGAGGATAAGAACAGGACGATTGCACTTATTGGTGAGATAAACGAGACTCTGGTTCTTGAGACTATCAAGGATATGGAGGATATGTTGCGGGAGGATTCAAAGGCTCCCATCAAAGTTATGGTTAATTCCGGTGGAGGCCATTTTAATGATGGTATGGCCTTATTTGATTGCTTTACCCTGGCGGAGGCACCCATTCATACCTATGCCATTGGTACTGTATACAGCTCTGCCTTTTGTGCTTACATAGGAGGTTGCGAACGCTATGCCCTTCCTAATTCAGTGTTTCTTCTCCATCCCCCACGGTGGTCGAATGAGGTGGATAGTACTCCCACCACCATGTTTGATGTCGCAAGCTTTGCTAGGAGACAGTTTGAACATTCCACCAGGATAATGGCGGAGCGTTTAGGTATACCGGAGGATGAGTTTACTACTATAGCCCTAGCAGAATCATTCTTTGTTGCGGATGATGCTAAGGAGATAGGCATAGTTCATAATATCCTTACCTCCTTTCCATTCTGGCAGGCAATAACTGATCCTGTGGAGAATGACAGTGAAGCAGATTAAGCGCATTGATAGCCTTCCCAAACCCATTATGGTCTTAGCTAAATCATTCTACGAGATGGATACCTATTTCCCTACCGTGTATGAGTGCACCGATACAGAAATGAGCGCTCTTAAGGAAGAGGAGGAGATTATCTTTCAATTAATCTTCGACCGTGAGTGGCAAAAATGGTATTTGATTGGTGTAGGCGATCCGGAAAGGCAAATAGTATCAGAGTATATCTATCATGACCCACTTCGTATCAAGCGCTCTATCCTTTGCTTCCAACCCGTAGATGAAGCTTGGATACGTGCAAGGAGGCATGAGTATGAGAAGCAGATGATCTATGAAAAGGAACGTATCTGGACCGGAGAGGGGTGGCTCTAATGTCTAAGGTAGACATAATAGAAGACGGTAAAAGGCTCTTTATAGACGGAGTTGAGGTAGAGGGGATAGTAACTGTTTCAGTAGAATATAAGGAGCACAATTCTAGTTTGTTTTCCCCATACGAAGAGCGACAGCGCGGGCAACCTAAATTGACGGTGACTTTTACACCTGATCTGATAGAGTATGAAAAAGACCTGACAGAGCACAGAGTGTCCAAACTTGGATGGTCAACAGCAGACGCCCTGGGTATAGAGGAGTAGGAATGAAGCTTCTTTACCTCTCATGCCACGAGATCCTCGAATTCGATGAGGTGAGATTATTTCATGAACTGGGCCACAATGTCTTCTCCCCGGGGGCATATGTAGAGCCTAGAAACAGAGGGGATAATCATCTCCGGCCCGATATTCCTGATCCCACCTACGACCCCGAGGATGTGGAGGCCTGGCACGCCCTGGGCCGACCGGGGGTTGACAACAAGGAGCTCCTCACCCGGGAGTTTGTCGACCGCTTTGATGTGGTCATTGTCATGCACATACCAGATTGGGTTGCCAAGAACTGGGAGGCCATGGGCCACAAGCCAGTGGTTTGGAGGACCATTGGTCAATCCGTTAGCTCTGTGGAGCAGAGGCTTCTCCCCTACCGCCGCCAGGGGTTGAGAATTGTCCGCTACTCCCCCCGGGAGCGTACCATACCTGGCTACATAGGTGAGGATGCCCTCATCCGTTTCTACAAGGACCAGGATGAGTTCGGCGGCTACGTAGGTGAGAAGCAGCAGGTGATAACCTTCGCCCAGAGTATGAAGCAGAGGGACCAGGCCTGCAACTTCACCCTCTTTGAGTCTGTCACCAGAGACCTCCCCCGAACTCTATATGGGCCCGGGAATGAGGAGGTTGACTTCTCCGGCGGCAAGCTCTCCTTTGAAGAGATGAAGGAAGCCCTGCAGGGCAACAGGGTCTATTTTGCTGCAGGTACAACACCCGCAAGCTATACCCTGAACTTCGTGGAAGCTTGGATGACAGCTATTCCAGTGGTTGCTATCGGGCCCCAGTATGGCAATGCTTCCCACTTCCCTGATCACAACCTTTATGAGGTCCCCGACTTTATCAGGAGCGGAGTTAATGGATACTGCTCAGATGACCACAAACAACTGCGGCAGTGGTGTATTGACCTACTCCAGGACCACAACCTGGCCCGCCAGATTGGTGAGGAGGGCCGGAAATCAGCCATAGAGATATTTAACAAGAGGAGGATCAAGGAAGAGTGGAAGCTGTTTCTAAAGAGCCTGTAGGATGGATTTGTGATATGTGTGGCAAGTCCACCTACCACACCGAGTATGACTACCTGGTTACTCCCCGACTCCACCTGGGCTGCTATTTGGATGATCAGATGAAGCATCCCCTGGAGAAGGCCGTGGAGGAGGTACTGTCGGAGGACAATAATGAACAGCAGTAACAATATCTCAGACTTCCTGTATGTACGCAAGGACTGGTTCACCAGAGCCTACGCCGATAAGCTGGATCACCGCTTCCCTACCATGAAGGCCGCCCTGAACCTCTTCTACCAGCGCGGGGGCGAGACGATAGTAGAGACAGGCTGCCAGCGGCTGGTGGATGACTGGGGAGCCGGTTGCTCCGCCCAGCTCTTTGCTGAGGTAATTAGGCATCACGGCGGCCAGCTACATAGTGTAGACAACGACAGGACCCATCTGGACACAGCCCGGCGGATTGTCGGGGATCAGCAGGTTAGTTTCTATCTCCAGGACTCAGTAGCCTTCCTGATGAACTTTGGAGGGCCGATAGATCTCCTGTATCTGGATAGCTATGACTATCCCTACTTCGAACTTCTTGATATCTATGGTGGGCGCCACAGTACTGAGGCTATAATGGCCCTGGATGGTTTAGAGGAGGAGGAGATAGTTGAGCGTCACGGGGATTTAATCATACCCTGTCAGGAGCACTGCCTAAGAGAACTTACTGCCGCCCGGGATAAGCTACACGACAGGAGTGTAATCCTAATTGATGACAACAACTTCCCCGGGGGCGGTAAACCCCGCCTGGCCCGGGAGTATCTCAAGGATCGGGGCTGGGAGGTGATTCTGGACTATCAACAGACACTATGGACCAAGAAGCAGTAAAACGTGCCTTCTTAGTTGTGGGCCCTGAGTCGAGCGGTACACGCTTCCTAACCAGGCTGTTCATCGCGTGTGGTTGTTTAGGAGACGGTGGGCATTATCAGAGGCTCGATTCTTATTTCTCTATGGTCCCTGGTAGTCTTAAGGATGTTGGGGAAGAGGGTATCAGTATTGATATTGATGGTGTGGATCTGCTTGTGTGGCGGAGAAGCCTCCCCCATGGGGGGCGTGAGGAGTGGCCTGATTTAAGGCTAATGATAAAGGCCCTTAGGAGGCGTGGGTTTGAGGTGTGGGTTGTGGTTATCCTTAGAGATTGGCTGGTAACTGCGAAGTCACAGGTCCGGAGGGGTATGGCGGCGTCAGTTGATGAGGCTTTGGAAAGGATACACAGAAGTGTACTCAGTTCCTTAGAGGCGATCAAACACGAGTCTGTGGCTTGGCACGTGGTATTATATGAGTCGCTAGTTCTTCACCCCCACAGCGCCACAAGTCAGCTGTTCAAGCATTTAGATTTGACATTACCGGCCAAGTTTGAGAAACCAGTGGATATGAACCTGAAATACTATGGCAACTAATAGAGTACTAGTAGATCTCCATCATGCTGACCTTTTCTATTCCCTTCAGCTCCTCTTCGAGAAGCGACTCGGTGCAGAAGTATTCAGGCCCATTGGTATGGAGTGGTATACCGAAGGGTACTGGCATGTATATCCCCACATCAATGTGGCCCGGCAGTACCTAGGTATGGATAACAGCATTATCCACAAAGACGTACACGGACAACCCTTGGACAAGTCTGCCTGGGTTAATGCGTCCTACACAACCTCGGGTGATGGAATCTACTATGTCATGGATGTTACCAAGGATAAGCTGAATAGGGGCATCACCCTGGAGGCGTTCAAGGAAACTGAGTTTGATATCATCATCTCCTCAATACCGGCCCACATTAGGCCATTCAATGAACTCATCAGGCTATACCAGCCCAGGGCCAAGCATATCTTCCAGATAAGCAATTCCTGGACCTTCGATCCCGATGTACGGAATATCATGTCATCCGCCTCTCCCTTCCCTACTACCAAGCACGCAATCTTCTATCACCAGGAGTTTGAGCTGGATACGTTCCACTATGAGCCGCCACAGGGCGTAGCGACTGTATCGAGCTTCATTCACTACATGCAGGAGATGGATATTCGCAACCGCTTCGCAGCCATGCTTCCAGATTGGACTTTTCGCTCCTATGGCGCTGGAATGCCTGAGGGCAATATTTGCAAGACGGCCGAGATTGCCGATCGGATGCGGGAGAGTGACTTCATCTGGCATGTCAAGCCAGGCGGGGACGGGTTTGGTTATAACATCCACGAGGCCTACGCCGTTGGCCGTCCTGTTATTACTCGTATGCATCATTACAGAGGCAAGCTGGCCGAGCAGCTGCTTACCGATCAGGAGACCTGCATCGACCTTGATAGGTACACGGAGCAGGAGGTGGCCAGCCAGCTTGAGTACTATAATACCAACCCAGAAGAACACCTGGCCCTGTGTCAGAGGGCCTATGATCGCTTTGGGAAAGTGGTCGACTATGATCAGGAGTTTGAGGAGCTCAAAACCTTTATGGAGGACTTGAGATAATGAAGAAGAGAGCGTTAATAACGGGAATCACGGGACAGGACGGCAGTTATCTTGCTGAGATCCTACTGGAGAAGAGGTACGAGGTCTTCGGCCTGGAGCGCAGGGCGTCCCGCAAGAGGCGGGACAATGTGGCCCACATAGAAGATAAGATCAACTGGCTGACCGGCGACCTGGCGGATCAAAACTCCATCTACCGCGCCGTGCGGGAGTCCGAACCCGATGAAGTTTTCCAATTGGCTAGCCAATCATTTGTCAAGGAGAGCTGGAACTCCCCCGAGTACACAGGTGATGTCACGGGTCTTGGGGCCCTCCGGGTCCTGGAGGCAGTACGTGAGTATGGAGAGCCGGTGAAGTTCTATCAGGCCAGCTCCTCAGAGATGTTTGGCAGGATGGTAGAGAACCCAGCCAATGAGAATACCCCCTTCTACCCCCGCTCACCCTATGGTGTAGCCAAACTCTACGCCCACTGGATTACGGTTAACTATCGTGAGAGTTATGATATGTTCAACTGCTCGGGAATACTGTTTAATCACGAAGGACCACGTCGGAGTCTGGAGTTTGTCACCCGTAAGATCACACACGGAGTGGCCAGAATAGCACTTGGCCTAGACAGTTACATTACTCTTGGTAATCTGGACGCCAAGAGGGACTGGGGGCATGCTCGGGACTATATGATGGCGGCGTGGATGATGTTGCAACAGGAGAAGCCGATGGACTTTGTCATAGCGACAGGCGAAAACCACTCCATCAGGGACTTCCTATCTGAGGCGTTTAGGTGTGTTGGCATAACTGATTGGGAGCCGTATGTCAAGCAGGACCCGCGCTTTATGAGACCAGCCGAGGTTAATGTTCTGTGTGGTGATGCCGCACGAGCCAGGCTCCTACTAGGCTGGGAGCCAACCGTCTCCTTCAAGGAGCTAGTGTCTGGAATGGTGGAAAATGACATAAAACAGTTGACGGAGGTTAGAAAGACGGTAAAGGAGTCATAGGATGGGTAAACCCGCAACTACTTACTTCTGTACCCAGGGCCATCTTGTCGAGGATAATCCTCATCATTGCTTTGGCCACAGGGACTTTGATGGTTGGTATAGTGGAGAGGCAGAGTCCGAGCCATGTCCTTACTGTGGGAGTGAAGTAAAGACAATGATCTGTGACTTCTGGGATGACCCGGCCCCCGTAGTTAAGACGGAAGACATTCAACAGACTGACCACCTGGGGAATACCTACTATATTCAGGTGGAAGTATATGATATGAAGGAACTGACAACAGAAGATGCATCTTAGATTCCAATCCTTTACAGTTGTACTATTAGTAGCGCTTGGTGTAGCCACCATCTCAGCATGGTTTACGGTAAATGGTCTTATTGCCCTATTCTCTGGGGCCATCAATTCCATTGTTGCCATGGTCATAGCCCTGGAGGTCGGCAAGATAACCATCGCCGGCTGGCTCATCCTTGGTCGTAGAACTAAACTTAAAATACCACTCCTAATTATTATGCTGGTCCTCATGGGTATAGCCGGGGTCGGGCATTTTGGCTTTCTCTCAGAGGCCTATAATAAAGAGCGCGCTGTTCAAACCAGGACCGAGGGTAAGGTAGAGCGCTTGGAGCGGCAGATTGAAATGTTGGAAGCCCGGGACACTGACCTACAAACCCTGGTAGATAGAACCCCTGAGAATTATGTTACCCGCCGGTGGCAAATATGGCAGGACATTGCCCCGGAGCAGGAAAAGATATACAAACAACTTGACAGCTTGTATATTGTAAGAGATAACCTGGCTGAGGAGGAATTGGAGATAGAACTTTCCATTGGCCCCTACCGCCACATTGCGGCCCTCCTGGGCACAACGAAGGACAATGTAGCTCGAGGTGTTGCATTGATATTGTCTCTAATTATCGATCCGTTGGCTATACTGCTTATTATGGCAGGTAGCAGGCAGACAAAAGTAATTGTCCAATCCCCTTCCTCTTCTCTCCCATCTCCTCTCCGTTCCTCTTCTGTGAGTAAGATAAAGTCTGAAGGCGTTTTCAAACGCCTTAACATCCCCAGCCGTCGTAGGAAGGTGAATAAGGCGGCGTTAGTAGAGAAAAGAAAGGGACCAGTTAAGGATAGGGTTATTATAGCCATTGGGGGATCACTTCACCATGCCATATATAAACTGGCTGTCATTCTAAGGTGTCGGGGTAGTGTGATTCTTCATTTACAGCACGGTCTTGAGCCTTTAGAATCTATTTGCCATAAACTCCCCAATGTACAAGAGGTAATTATAGGGTTACCAGGGGAGGCTGATATCATTCTTACAGAGGACAAAACCGTTGTAAAAGAAGGGTGGGTAGGTTCACAATATATTACCCCAGAGGAATGGTTTGGCCTCGGTAGTAGCCTTTTGTCAGATGTTTCCATAGCCCATAGTAAGAAGGTCTACTTGAACCTCGGGGACACGCCGATTGATCAGGATTTGTATGGTTTGGGTGTTCAGCTTAGTGATGAGGACGACACCCTTATGGATATGCTGATTACCGCCGCTGGATGTTACAGGCGTTGCGTTTCTGTTGGTGTTTTGAGTGCCCTACTAGAATTTACTGGTCTGGGGTATGTGGCCTGGGTTGCACAGACCGATAACAAACTTTATGGTATCTATTTACTTCCTTTAACAAAAACTCTATCATGTAAGGAGGAATTTGTGGATGAGTTTTCTTTTATCTGAAGAAACAAAGGAGAAGGATATAGCAAGGGATATATTAAAGCGTTTACTGATTTATTACGAGAGGAGTACTCCTCCTCCAAAGTACTTGGCAAGACTTCCTGCCTGGATATCCTTCCGGCGGGTAGTGCCTATTATGGGTAGTGATTGTGAGTATGTCCTCGCCATCTGTAATGCGATTCGCATTCATCACCCTGATGTTGTGGAGAGAATACTAAGTGAGTAGGCGCGTCTTAATATCTTCTGATTCTACCAACATACGTACAGGGTATAGTCGTGTAGCCACAGATATAATGCAGGCCTTGCACAAAGCAGGTCATGAGGTAGCCCAGTTAGCCTGGTTCCACAGGAGCGAGAATTTATTACATCGTCCCTGGCAAACATTTACCACTTACAAGGATCATAAGAAGTGTTGCGGACGAGGGGACTACATCAGTGAGGTATACAGAGATATGAAAGTCTCTTATCTGCAGGTTGATAAGGAGACAGGTTATCCGCAGGCGGTGGGTAAAGACTTTCCATATTGTCCCCACGGCCAACGTTTGTCTGGTGATATATATGGTCAGATGAGCATAGATCTGGTAGTATCTATTTTTCAACCGGAGATCGTTATATCCATAGGGGATCAATGGATGTGTGCCAGTATTGAGGGGTGTATCTTTAGGGGCTCCTTCAAACATGTTATGTATGCTGCCGTTGATGGTGCTCCATTACCTCGTTACACCATCAAGAATGGTCACCGTCTTGATTGGAGGCAACTTTACCTTGATGTGGATTACCCAGTTACTATGTGTAACTGGGCCGCGGAAGAAGTCGATAAGATGGTTGATGATGGTGGAGTAGCCTGTAAAACCATTTTACATGGTGTGGATACGGATTGTTTTCATCCTTTGAGTAGTACACAAAGAACCCGCATCCGTTCAGGAAATACCCCTGGCTTTATAGAGATTGGTCGTTCCTCTGGATCTGGTATATGGGATCGCGTAACCAATTTAGATGATGATTTTCTAGTACTTTATGTGGGCCGAAATATGTCCCGGAAGAGTATTCCCTTCCTATTTCGAACGATAAGGCAATTTAAGGATGAGGGGTTGGAAGACAAGGACAAAGTTCGACTCCTACTACATATGCCTTACAAGGATGTAGGGTGGAATATGGATGAGCTTATTCGTATCTACGATGCTTATGATTGGGTTATGGTTAATCCACAGGTGAAGGTTGGAACAGGGCCAGATGATAAGGAACTTAATAAGGTATACAATATGGCTGATGTGAGCCTGCATATGTCATCTGCAGAAGGATTTGCCCTGACCCTGGCTGAAAGCCTTTCCGCCGGTGTTCCTACCACCGCACTTGATTATTCAGCCCCACCCTCCTGGGGCGGGGAAGTATTACAGCTTATTCGACCTATAGAAGTTATACAGGAACCTGTAACTAACCTGGGTAGGGCAGTTCCTGATATAGATGATGCCGTAAAGACTCTAAAGCGTATTTATGATATGCCCAGGAAAGAGAGAATAGAAGTATCTAAGGCCGGCAGACGTTTTATGGTAAAGGGGTTTAATTGGAAGGGGAGTATCACTCCTAGTTGGGTGGCTCTAGTTGACACCATTTCCCTGGATGGTATTACTCCACTGTCTTCCCAAGATATGCACAGTAACCAAAAGAGGTAAAATGACTGATACTAAGAGTAGAAGTAATTTCAAGTATAGTGAGGAGCATATTCAATGGATCAGTGATCATCTGGAGAAGGAGTGGGGATGGCCCCGGGTTGTAAGAGCTTTTAATGCCATCTTTGTGGAGGAGAATCTGGATGTGGAGACTATTTCGGAGGAGAGCCTCCGAGGTGTTTACCGTTACCGGACGAAGGCCACTGTTAGGGATGGTACTTATCGCGTCCTGATAGTTCCTGATATCCACATTCCTTTTCAAGATCGTAAGGTTTTGGGTGGTATGAGATTACTAATTCCGGATCTTGAATGCACTGATATCGTCTTTATAGGAGATGTCTTTGATTGTGCGTCCATCTCGAGATTCGATAAGGATCCGAGACGCATTAAGGCCTTCATGACGGAGTTTGAGGAAGGCATAGACGAGTTGAAACTATGGCTACAAGCCGCTAATGGGGCCCGTGTTCACTATGTAATCGGGAATCATGAGAAGAGATTGTTCGCGCGGCTCCGACGAAGGGTACCTGAGTTATTAGGCGCCATACCCTCCAACTGGGAGGATATGATCAAGTTTCATTCCCCTGATGTTTATAACAGTATGATTATCCACCCGGACGGATTTGAGTTGGCAGGTTTCAAGTTTGTACATGGTGGCCAGGCCTACTCAAAGTTCTCTGCTTATTCGGCTAAAGCCCATGCCTACCTCTATCATAAGAGCGGCTTCTCCGGCCATACTCACCGCGTCGGTTCATATTATGAGACTACCGAGGATAGTACGATTGAATGGCATGAGGTTGGGCACGTAACTATGCAGGAGGAATATGCCGACTATATTACTGGGACTCCAAACTGGCAGAAGGCATTCGCAACCCTAGAGGTTAGTCCAGATAAGGAGTTTCCGAAGATACAGATAGTCCGGATTGATAGTAAGTCCGGCTTCTGGTATGGGAATCAGTATTATGGTGACTAAGACCGACGAGTTGAAAGATATAATCACTCAAAGGTTTGATCGAAATTATTCGCATAGACGATAACTCAAAATTCTCTTACAACGGGAGAATATATAAAGGAGAGTAATATCTAATGAAGGAATATAATATTCCCAGGGGTACTATAGCCCGTATTATGGGTATTGAGCGGCCAAAAGAGTCCAAGGCAGCCACAGAAGAGGAAGGGCATTTGGCTGAGGAGGAGCGTATGTTTGATGATGTAGGTGTTTATGTACAAGATCCTAATATCAATATTAAATGGATTTATGACGGTACATCAACACCAACATCAGAATGGGATAAAGCAACAACAGGTACGGCCAACAACTTCCATTACTATTCTAGTTCCAATAGTACTTAAATGACTGGAGAGAAGAAGGAAGAAAAGCTTATTCCCCATGGTCCAACTAAGGCCCTGGCAAAGAAGATAGGGCCGGAGGATGAGATTCTTGTTGCTGATTATGCAGATGATTTCCCGGAGGTGAAGAGGCTCCTCTCCTCCTACCCCGAGGAGGCACATGATTCTCTTATTATAACCGGGGCCCAATTACTTCATCTGGTACAGTATCAACAGGATACTGCTTTTGGTATGGTTCGTACCGTCCCTCTTAATTGTGGTGGGGAGGATTGTGACTTTGCTGATGTTTGTGCCTACTACAAAATAGGCATCGCACCTATGGGGCACCCCTGTCCAGAAGAGGTAGAGGTAGTTCGAGCAGTCGTGCCACAACTAATACGTGACCTGGATGTTGATACGGAATCATATCTTGAGATTAATATGGTTCAGGAGTATGTTGATGCCCTTATCCAGGAACATAGGGCTCAGAAGTATCTTGCCCTTGATAATGACATGATCCCCAGGTCGATAGGTATTGACCAGGCTACTGGAATTCCAATCTGGCAGGATGACATGTCCCCCGCCCTATCTAACAAGGAGAGGGCCCAACGGAAGAAGGAAAAGCTCCGGAAGGAGTTTGTAGCTACCCGGGAGATGCGACTTAAGTTCAAGGTAGCTACCCCGGAGGATGAAAGTCAGAAGGCAGCAGCTATGAGAAAGCAAATGGAAGAAGCTATTCAAAGGCAGGCACAAGAGGCCAAGTTTGAAGATATAGAGGAAGAAAGAGAAAATGCCACTTAATCTATTTAAGAAAGCAGCTGTGAGCAGGGGCCTACTTAAGAAAGCAGCTAGTAGCAGGACAGGCTTATACGCGAGGACGCGGGAAGAATTCACAAGGAGGCTTTATCAAGAAGGATCGCTTAAGGTCGGGGATGTGATAGAGGCATCCATAAGGGGCGAGACTGGCGGCGGGGCGATCAAGAGCTCCATAGCCGTGACCGAGTCCATCTCGACTAGACTGACAAGAGGCTCCTCGTTGCATGCCCAGCGTGCTTCTCCCCAGGCATTTACCGCAGAACTGAGCGGTATCTTAGGTGATACGTTAGGCGGTACAAAGAATTTCATGCGAGAGCTGATGGCATCAACATCTAAGTACAACTACTCCGGGGCAGGCACATTTGTGGGTGCTGCAATAGGTATGAGTGGGGCTTATGACAGGGATGATACATCAATGCCGCGTATGTTAGCCTATGGCATGGCGGGTGGACTGCTGGGAAGATATGTAGGCGGGTTCGCCGTTAAGAAGGGAAAGTTTATTAACTGGTTAAACAAGACCGGCGGGAGATTTAATATAAGTACACAGGTTCTACAAGGTGGTAAACACCCGTCCGTTGTTGGAAAGGTATTTAGGTAAAGCGGGATGTCTTTAAAAGCTATGATACAGGGAGTTAAGGCTTCGAAGGTAGTTGAGAATGCCGGCCGGTTCCTGTCAGGCCCAAATGCCTCAAATGCATCCGCTGCTGTAATGCTTGGCCTCGGAGGTGTGGGTATTGCTGCAGGCATAGGTTATATGACGGACACCTCATACTATGGCCGTTACGGTATGGACCTGGGCAGTGGTATGGAAAATACCCTAGCCAACCGGCCGTGGTTTGGTATTTGGGGTAAGAGTCCGGCAGAGGCCTCAGGCTTCGGTATATACATGAAACCCATATCCCCCTGGGATGCAATAAAGCAATCTGCTTCTTACATGACATCTAGTAAGGATGCCGCGTTACTGAGAAAAGGCACTAGGGCAGGGGCTGTTACCGGCGGTGTAATAGGTGCCGCGGCGGGACTGTTCTTTGGCAAAGGGACGAGGGGCTGGTCAGCTGTTATTGGCGGTCTTATAGGCGCCGCCGCAGGTGGCTACCAGGGGAGCAAGTTGGTCCTTGGTATGTCTAAGGCTGTTAATGATGTTGTCCGTACCTATCACGGCCTTAATAACACTATGACAGACAGAACAAAAGTTGGCGGCGGTCAAGGATATCGTACCTGGATGAAACGGCCAGGTGGTAGGATGTACCCTGGACACCTAGGGGCCAGCGGCAATTTAGCACTAGCCTCCCACAGAGTAAGAAACCGGAGTATGTTGTAATATGCCACTATTCAGAAGAGATATCCCTAGGCGAGCACCTTCCAGGCCTATAAAGAAGGTGGGCAAGGCTAAGAAGCCAAATGTGAAAAGAGGCAAGAAGTCATGAAAAAGGTAAGGTGTGCAGAGCGTGGCGAAGTTGTCATTATCCTTGAAAAAGGTAGTCAGATAAAGCCTGATCTATACATTGTACATGAGTGTTGTCCAAATCTGAGTAGCCAGGATGGTGTAGAGTCTCCCCCCTAATGAAGTAGAGGCTAAAGACATAATAGATTTTCTAGGTAAATTTAATGCCCTCAATTAAACAGGCAACCAACGCCAGTTGGACCAACCCGGCACTGATAGGTGCTGCGGCGGCCGGTGCGGGTGGTATTGCTACTGATGTTGCCGCTGGTTTTAACCCCCTCTCAGTTCTCTTTGTAAATCCGCTTGAGTCCCTCCGGATGGGTATGTTAGTTAACCCATTCCAAGGGCTAGGCCCGAGCGGGGCAGGGTTAAGTCAGTTCAAGTTTGGCGGGATGTGGGGCTATAAGACCCTTCTCACAGGAGTAACTGGGCCCAGTCGCTACCTCAGCGCCGGTAATATAATTCTTTCAGCAGTTGAGGGTGTGGCACGTACTCCCCTGGCAGGTTCCCTATTAGGTGATAATGCTAGAGTAGCTCTACAGCATGCACGTTCCTTGGGCCTGGCAGGTATAGTTGACCCGGGGCGGTCTGTAGTCTCTCTCGGAAGCGTCGCGGACTTAATTGATGATGCATTAGAGACAGACCTGGGTTATAGGAAGAATATATTTAAGGGGGAAGTTAGATGGGTAAAGAAGGATGCTAAAAGGGGCAGTAGGAAGTGGGGCGCTAAAACAGCGGCCAAGATTACAAGACACATGGATAAAGACAAATTGGTTAGGGGACCGGCTAGGCGTAAGTTAGTTTCAATGATTGGCGACCGTGAGGCTCCTAAGGGCGTTGTGAGAAAGATACTCCGGGCCGCGGGAGAGGGATTTGACGCGGATGATGTACTTAAAGGGGCACGAATTGTTGAGGAGGGTGGTACATACAGGGCCATTGTTAGTGCATCCAGTAAAAAGGCAAGTACCTTAGCTATAAAATTGGGCAAAGGTTTTGCAGGTAAGGCTGCCGGACTTGCTCTAAGAGGATTCGCCGCATGGAGTTGGGCCAGCCTGGCCTGGTTAGCCCTTAAGCCATTGGGCTCCGCCATGATAAGAGAGGCCGGAGGCGTTGCAGCCTCAGCCCTTACCCTGCTGGATGAGTTCCGCTCCTTGGAGATCAGTACAGGCAGACTTCCAGGGGCCTTCATGACCCCCGGAGCTGCCACAGAGAGACAACGTGCGGTTCAGGCCATCTATCAGGCGAAGGTACAGCCCAGTAATCGCTTCCTAGGAAATGAAGCACAGTTCTATCATAGATAGGAGGACATATGGTAATTGTTGAGGTTAAGGGACAGGAAGAAAGAGACATAATTAAAGCCCTCCGTAGATTCAGGAGGAAAGTAGATAAAGCTAATATCATTAGAGATGTTCTTGATCACCGCTATTATTTGAAGCCATCAGCTAGGAGGCACAGGGATCGTAACAGCACCAAAAGACGAAAAAGGTAGGGAAGGTGAAAGGCTGTTAATCTCGGCCGCGCAGGAGATTGTACTCGCCGACGGTTCTTTTCACAAGGCCGGCGACTTAATTGGTTGTGGTCCTGTTGAGGGTTTGGGTTGGTTGGTTTCTTCTCCGCGAAAGCAAATGATAGAGATTTATCCTGTGGAAGAGGGTTCATCCGCTCGACTTTGTGGTCTTGTGAGCTCAAATGGCCGCAGTATCTTATGTGGGGAGGAGACAGAACTCTTAGGGGCCAAGGGGTGGATATCCTTCGCCGAGCATGTTAGGCAATATAAAAGATGTCGATGGTTAAAAATATATCCCTATCTCATTAACAGAATTAATAACTATGGGAGGGATGAGCGTGGTCAGGAGTGGGTGGATGCCTTTGTTGCCTCTCTGGTTGAGCTGTCACGTCGTAGTCCGCATATGGGCGAGCGTGGTACTATCACAATTCCTTCCTACCTTGGTAAATTAAATGAAGCATCCCTTAATCGTTTTCTGGGGGCCTTATTTAACGCATTCTCCAAAAGTAAGAGAACTGCCTTTATAAGAAGGATTGATTATGAGAGTCAGCAGCGATTATTTAGCTTATTTACGAGGACTGGCTCCTACAAAACAACCAGCCGGGGTAAAAGCAGGATTTATGAGGTTGGTATACCTGGCGCTAATTTACATAAGAGGCCTGATGAAAACACCAACAACAGAGGAGGTTGGTGGCCATCACCAAATTTATTAATCCGTACAAGTAATATTGATGATTCTGTAGTTACTTGTTGTATAAACCGCTATAGGATAGTTGATCGTGATATATATGAGACCCTTGTTGAGGTCCGCACCCAAATTGGTAATTTCATTGATAAGAGCTTCATATGTCGGACCGAAAAGATCAATCCAGCCTAGGTAGTTTCTCTCCAGACGAATTCCTGGAGGCCCAGACCATTATAGACCCTACGCTCTTTGCTGAATCTTACCTCCGTAATCCAGCCGATCCAACTGAGCCTCTCGTCTTACGGCCTTATCAGAGGACTATTCTTAGGGACCAACACCAGCATCGTCTTCTGCGACTAGGAAGGCGCGTTGGAAAATCCGTAACCTTAGCTATTGAGGCGATTTGGAAAGCCTTCACTCATAATTATCGTCAGGTTTTGGTTGTAGCCGCCTACGAGAACCAGCTGGATATCATATTTAACCTAATGGGTAATATGATATATGACGCCCCAAAGATAAAGGACTCCATTAAGAATGTTCGGAAGAAACCACACGAGATTTGGTTTGAGAATGGTTCCAGTATTATCGGTAATGTTGGTAATTCCTCAGTTCGCGGTAAATGTCTCCCCGCAGGAACAAAGGTATGGATGGCAGGCGGATCTTGGAAATCAGTTGAGGAAATTAAAGCTGGTGAACGGGTTCGTTCCTATGACCTGGATGATCTTTGTATGGTGACTAGAAAGGTGACGGCTATACACGATAATGGTAAGAAGCTTATCTATCAACTAAATACCACCTCCAGTCGGATTCTAAAGGCTACTGCTGAGCACAAGATCTTTATCTTTGGAAAGGGTTTTATAGAATTAGAGGATATCAAGACTTGGAAAACTGACCAGAATATGTCTCACTTTGTGGGGGTGGTAGATATAAATGGTGGACTTAATTGGAGCCGAGCATATAATGTTGAGGAGATGGGGGAGGAGAGGACTTATGACCTTACTGTGGAAGAGGAACACAACTTCATTGTTATGACACCACCCCCAGAAGAGTTAGGGGGTTTTCGCATATCTGGAGTAGCTAATGGAGGTTTCCTTGTACATAACTCTGCGCACGACCTTATTATTGATGAGGGTGACTATATACCGGAGAATATAATCATTGAGGATATCTGGCCCATATCTACCTCCCACAAGGATACGCAGGTAATATTTTCTTCTACACCCTCCGGCCGTCGGGGTTTCTTCTTTAACCTGAGTCGCAACAAGGACGATCCCAGGTTTGACTTCCACGAACATCACATCCCCAGCTCATCTAGCCCGGAATGGACTACGGAACAGGAAGCACTAGCCCGTTCCATCGCGGATGAGAGTCAATACAATAGGGAGTATTGTGCCCTCTTTAGTGATGCGACTGAAGGCGTCTTCCGGAACAAGTTTATTGAGCCGGCTCTATTTGTTTATGACTATCCTGACCTACAATTTAATCCGGAGAACTATTATACCATGGGGGTTGACTGGAATGAGGCCGCCACTGGGGTACATGTAGTTATCCTGGAGCATGTTAATAAGCCGGTGGAAATGGTCCCGTACAGGTCTGGCCTTATCGGAGAACCTAAGAAAGTGGGAAAGGTTCTTCGCCTCTTCAAGGCAGATAGGGTTGATGCCCTGGAATATACCAACGTAGTGGCAGTTGATTTTATCCTATCTCTTCTACATAAGTACAGGATTGACTATGCCTGTTTTGATCATGGCCACGGGCATACCAATTGGGAGCTCTTACGATTATCCATACAGAGGGGTATCTCTCCTACCGGTATGAGGTGTACCGGCCTTACCAGGATGCTGGATAGGATGGAGGTAGTTGATTTTGGCGGCTCTAGTGAGGTTATTGATCCAACTACCAATAGTACCAGTAAGGTGCGGACTAAGAATTTCCTTGTTCGTAATGGAGTTCGAGTTTTGGAGGGTGGTAGAATTATTATTCCTGCTGTTGATGTCTTGGGCAACCCAATAGAACTTAACGAGAAACGACTTGTGGGCCAGATGCGTGCTTATACTGTGGAACGTGTAGGGGCCCGGGGGGAGGTTTATTCCAAAGGAAACGATCATGTCTTAGATAGTTGGATGTTAGCTGTTCATGCTTACCTCACTAATCATGATGATTTCATGGCCTGGGATTATGCTATGGAAAGTGCAGGGGTAGAAGATTCTACTCTCATTCCCCATGCAATAGCCAGACGTAATGTACTTAGTCCTGTAAGTAGTAAGAAGACATCTTTGGACCCAGAGGTATTTCAAGCAGGCGAGTATACAGTCAATCATTATGGGCATTGGCCTAAGAAAGGTGAACCGCCGGAGCGGGAAGATAAGGGGGATCCGCTTCTCCCCAAACGTCGTGGGTCCCGGGGAGATAGACACCACACTCCAAGGAGAACAGATATATAATGCCGGATGATTTTGACAAGGCGGCCAAGGCGGCCGAGGATCTGGGGAATCTTGCTGTGAGTGAGTTTTCAGGGTCTCTGGAGAACCAGCTTAGTGGTTTACAGGAGGAGATGACAGGGCGTACGCATGGGCCCAGTAGTGGGGAACCGAATCCAGTCGCGAGTAGGATTAATACCTGGCTGACAACCCGTCTTGATGATCTTGCGTCATACAGTGACACATTACGTGAGGATTGGGGCTTTTCTAAAGAGACTGGTGTTGCTAAGCTCTCCAAACCTATCAATCTTGGGAACACCAAGATAAGTGTAAAGGACTTCTCTGCCACTGCCATGGAGGAAGAGTGGAAGGCTAATGAGGGTCATAATAGGGTGGGTTTCGTGGAGGGAGAGACTCGTATTTCTGATAGGTTACCTGAGTTTGTTAAGTCGAAGTTTGTGAGTGGAGGCGCAATTATTGAATTAACCCTTGAGGGGGGAGGGGTTCAGAGTAGCTGGCTTAAAGAATTCTATGAGAATAAGGGTGTTGATATACCTTCCCCCTTAAGTGTGCCAAGAGGCACACCAATAGCGAATTTTCATAAGGGTTTTGGAGGAAACTTAACAAATATAGAGGATGCTGGCTATGGCGTCATCGGACGTGTCTTTGAGGAAACCGTAGACCTTCTTGAAGGCGCTGTAAGATCGCTGGAGCATATGGATACTGAGCCAGTTATGTTTGTCTGCTGTCTTATACGCCAACTTGCTGCTTGGGATAAAATTGAACGAACAGAGTTGGAGAAGGCTCTGGAGGCCGGAGTATTGGATGAAGATGTTAGGAAGGCCATGCGTGAGGTAAGGACAGTATTATGCAGCGTTCGGTTAATTCTTACTCTTGCGATCTCGGAGAAAAAGGACTTTAGCATTAAGATGTTAACGATGAACATCTTCAAGATTATGGTGGACAGTCTGATTATGGCCACATTTGGGACACTTCAGGTGTTATGTGGAATACTTAAGAGATCTATATACGCCTGGGCTATGAAGATGTTGAAAAAGTATAAGATACAATCGTGTATGCCATTTCTCTCTTTGATCCAGCTCGCACTTTCTAAACTTTTTGGTCGAGAAGGTATTCTTGCGCAGCTCATCAGTTATCGACGTCAAACAGAGGCCCGTATGTCTAAGTTGTTAGGGGGAGAAATACAGGAGGATATCAAGGAAACAATGGTCATTGAGTATTTAACCATTCTTATTCAATTGATGGATGCCTTAATAGATGCAGGATATAGGGCTGAGTTATGCGTGGAAGATATCCTAGATGACATGTATGACACAACTAAGGAAGAGATCCCTGCTGATGATAATATAAGTGCAGGAGACGATACAGGTGGTTTAGATAGAGGTGGTTTAGATAGAGGTGGTTTAGATAGAGGTGGTGGAGATGCAGGAACTTATATAGATAACCCAATGCGTGATGGTTTTGAGGATCTAGATGAACTTGATTCTGCGTTACGCAATATTATGTCCCCGTCAACAACCTCTACGGCTCTTGGAGTGCCTTCAACGGGGGAAACGGCACCAACCCTTAATGATTTGCTTATATCGGGGCCAACTGATGCGGAATTGGAAAGGTTTATGATTGCGCGGCTGGGGGTAGATCCGGCTACAGCACGGGATGCCGTCTACAGATCTCGCGTATCTGGTGATTGTGCAAAGGGCCTAACATCCGCCGAGTTGCGGGAAGTATATGAAGCTTTAGAAGATATGAAGGTTTACAAATAATATGGCAGCAATAAAAGAGAGAAGATATTTCTGGCAGGTGTGGCGGCCCAGGGAAGTTAGTGTGGTAGAAAGAATACACCAGATTGAGGAAGATAATGTCAGTGCTCATACACAACTTACCGATACTCCCACACCCAAGGGGAGATCTGTAAGCATAAGCAGTGTTCTGCAGAAGTTACGTTCCACAGTACTAAGGGCGGCAGGGTTTGCTACCAGGGGATCTTTTGAGGCAAGCGAGTGGGATCTTGTACAGGTACAGAATGCTGTTCAGACAGAATCCATACTTCGTAGGGCCATTGAGAAATATGTGGAGCAGATATGGAAGAATGGCTTCGAGTTCGTAGGTCAAAATCCCAAGACTACAAAGTATATCCGTAGGCGTTTTGAACAAATTGCTCAGGTAACAGGCAAGACAACTATGGAGCTTTTTCAGGAGATAAGTTATTCCCTCGTGGTATATGCAAACGCCTTCGTCATTAAACAACGTAACATGAAAGCCTCCGGAGGTCGAAAGAGGGTAACCTTTGACAATAAACTTCGTGTCCCTGTTGCTGGTTATCGTGTGGTCGATCCCACTTCTATGTGGTTTGATGGGGATCGTTTTGGTAATGTATATCGTTGGAAGCAAGTAATAGCGGGTATGGAGCAATCCTCCTTCTTTCATGTCTCCAAGGAGACAGCTAAGGAGTGGCCCCCTTATAATGTTATTCATTTCCAGGATCGTACGGCTACTCCCAGTAAATATTTCTTTGCTATGCCCATGGCTGTACCAGTGATACCCGATATCAAAGCCCTTCGTGAGACGGAGGAGCTAAGTCTTTTGCAGGCTATTAAATTTGCTATTCCCCGTTACCATGGCAAGGTCGGGGAAAAGGACAAACCCGGTACCCAACCTGAGCTTGATGCGCTTGCTGATCTGATTGATACTCTCCCCCATGACGCTGTTCTTGTCACCTCCAGCAGGGCTGAGATAGCTAATATATCCCGGAATGATAGTGTACTCGAGCTGGAGCCTTATTTGGAATATTGGCGCCAGCGTATTCTAACGGGCCTGGGTATGAGTGATGTTGGTATGGGGAGAGGCGAAAGTTCATCGAAAGCAACTGCACAGGTTCTATCGGCGGAGATGCAGTACACCACAGTCAAATTTCAGCAGATCATCAAGAAAACTATTGAAGAGGAAATGATTAAGGAGCTTCTCTTCGAGGCCGGTTACACACCCGAGACTCTAGGAATTGAGGACATGGTGCGGCTGCATGTACCGGAAATTGATCTGGAGGAGAAGATTAGGCGCGAAGCTCATTCCCTAAATCTTTATCTGACTAATGGTATCACCCAGGATGAGCTGCGTAAGGAGCTGGGCCGGGATATTGTATCGGAAGAGGAACAGAAGCTTATGTATTTACACCTGGTGCAAATACCATTGGCCCAGGCAAAGGCTAACCTCCTATCCCCCGGGGAAAATAGCGCTAGCAACAAAGCTCAGCCGGAAAATCAGTATGGTAAGAGTTTGGTCAAGCCGCGAATTACTAAGGAGGAGTATATGAGCCTTTGGGAGGATGTTGCTCAGTATGAGGAGGAGAAAGCCATTATTCATACCATTACTACCTCACCCATACTTAATGATTATACAGAAATGCGAGATCATTTGGTAACCCATCTACGTGAGGCTTTAAGGCATAATGGTATTATGCCCTCCCATGTTGTGAATTTAGTATTTCAAACCCTAGAACCTCACCTAACCGAAGAGTATTAGAAATGATTGAAGAGAAGAAAGAATTTATAGAGTTCAAATGCCCGCCGAGTTGTGGTCGTATGCTCTGCCGGTATATTGAGAAACCAAGTAATGAACCGTACGCCTTTGAAATTAAATGCCATCACCACGGCTGTAATGCGCTCAATTACCGTGGTAATGTTATTGTAACTGACAGTATGGAAGAGTTTCGTTGCTATGCCATTGACAAGAAGAAGAGCGTTCATTGGGGCGCCGAAACTGTTTGTAACAAGCTTCTGGCTAGGATATTACCTGGCACAGAGCTGGAAATTAGATGTCCTCGTTGCGGAGCGATTGTAAATAGTAATGAGGCAGACATCAAAACACCCGAGAGTGTTGAGGCAGAGAAATAATACAGGTATATAAATGAACAACAAATTACTTATCGATACTATTGAGGTTGATGCTAAAAAAGCTAATAAGGATTATGTATTCACCACCATTCCCAAGGCGGCCTTACTTACAACTATTGATGCTACACACTCAGGATATGTTAATAGTAACTTCTATTACTATGATCCTGATTCTATGAAGGAATCCTACCATACATGGACAACTCCCTACAAGAAGCCAATCCTACGACATCATAATTTAGGCGGTGGTTTATTTTCTTCGGCCGAGGATCCTATGGGCCGTGTACAAGATGCTCGCTTCCTAAAGGATGCCCGTGGTGGGTTCATTCAACTTGATGCTCGCATCACAGATGAAGATGCTAAGGCTAAAATAATGGATAGCCGTTATGAAACCGTCTCTACGGCGGGTAAGCCTGTAGACTTTGTGGAATGCTCTGTTTGTGGCGTGAATATGCTTAAGGGTGGAAAGTTCTGTGGCCACAACAGGGGTCAGGTATATGAGGATGAGGAATCCGCTGAGAAAAAGCTTGCTTATTGGAAGATTGGTCCGATGCAGTATAAGGAGATGTCATTTGTTAATGCGCCGGCAGATCAATCTGATACACACGCGGCCCGGGTAGTGAGTTGGCAATTTGCTGACTCTGAGCAACCAGCCCCAGCTCAACAGGACCAGGTTCGGCACACAGGTATTTGGGTGTTTGATACCCAGGTTGTTTTACCTGATTCAGGTATAATTACTCTCTTTCGGGAGAAGCCAGATGAGGATATGATCGTTAATAAATCCCTCTGGGAAGCAATCGAGGGAGATATATCACGTTATGCTGAGCTTGGTGGTTTGGTATTAAGGCCCGACAGTGTTGTGACCCCGATCTCCACTACTGTCCCCGAGGGGGCCAATCTGGCCCAGGAAGAACATTTTGCCCAGGAGGGGCAAGATGATGATGATGATGAAGAGTGGACAGAAGACGATCTTAAGGTCCTTGACTGGTTAATGGACGAATTGGAGAAGCTGGAAGATGAAGCCCTATCCAAATCTCGTAAGCTAACAAACAAAGTTGGACAGAAGGGTAAAGTGGCTCATAATCATGTTGTCCGTCTTAATGAGGTAGGCAATGGTCGCACAGATTGGGTTCTGAGCCATTCCCATGATGTTGTGAACAGTAAAATATCTGATGCAGTAAGCAGAGGTGAAGAAAAGGCACATAACCACAGTATTACCGAGGATCTGAAGGTTCCTAAGAAGAAATGCCCGTGGGAACTATACGAACGATATACCACAGACTTCCCCAACATTAAGGGGGCCAGGAAGCACCGTCACGTTGTTGACCTCAACGAAGCGGAAAACGGAGACACTGAATATGTTGTCGCCCATAACCATGAAGTCGTTGGCAACCGCATCCTACCTTCCACAGCCGATGGTGATACAAAGGCCCACACTCATAAGTTGGGTGATCTTCTGACCGAGGATCAGTGGTTAGATGAGGAGACATGGGATATTGTGACAGAGGCTAAAGATAAACTCTCTGAAAAGACTAAGAAGTCCGCTAGTAAGGCAGGAAAGAAATTTTGTGGCCCTCAGGATCCGAGGAAAGGTCGTAAAAGCTTCCCGGCTTATAGATGCCAAAATGTGCGCAGCGGATTACAGCTTTTGGCTAAGTACAAAGGGCCTGGTTCCAAGGCAAAAATACGTAAGTGTTTATTATCTCAGAACAAGAAGCTGAAGTGTGGTATTACCACTAAAGACCTAGAGGTCTATGATCTTCTAGCTCTAGTTGAAACCCTCATAAGCGGGTAAGCAGTACAGCAGAATTAACCTATCCACACACATACACATACTAAAGATGAATTATAATGGTACAGAATGATTATAGTACGTACCAAATAAGGGCCGTTGAGTCTATTCAAACAGACTTGAAATAGTTACTTCCTTCTCAGGGCTTGTTTAAAGGCCCGTAAGAATTGGAGTGACATAACTATATATAGCAGGACAACTGCATAAAATGATGATAAATGATAACTATCCATCAATAAGTAGTAACACGTTACAGAGCCTCACAGAGATACTCTATCATATTCCCCTAGACAAACTCGACCGAATTAAGAAGGTGGTCGCATATAGCGGCTACTCTGAGGAAGTGGTAGATATATTTCTGCAGGCACTGACTCAAATAGGAGACAAAATGTCCATGACTATGAACCTTGAGGAAATTCTGGCCTTGGATGAGGTTCAGGAGCACCTTAGACAGAAGGTTGACGAGGCTGTACAAAACAGTGAGATAACTCATCGAGAAGAGTCGGCTGATATAAAGGCCGGGTTTGAGAATGAGTTGCAAGTACTCAGGGATGAGAAGAATACTTCCGCCCAGGAGTACCATGCGCTTGTTGTGGACAGTATCGTCTTCCTATCAACCATACTACGTAAAGACGTCATTGATTTTAATGATGAAGCAGGATCCCAGGAGAAATATCGGGAAGAGCTATCAAGTAGTTCCGAAGAGGAATTGAAAGAGACACTCTCCGAACTCCAGGGCGAGTACATTGCTTCGTTTAGCAATGTTCCGGCCGAATCTCTTGACGGCGAAGTCGTTACAGAGAGCGGTCAGAGAAACCCCTCCGAGGGTTCTGATGGAGATGAGAAGGCAGTGACAATATCATCACTTGGTGATGTTCTCAAAGTAGCCTTCAAATCCATTGGAAAGAATAATTAAGTAAATGGAGTTGCTATACTAAAATGGCTAAACTCACATTCTCTGCACAGAGCGGACGTAAGAGACCTATTAAGCCTGTCTCCAGTAAGTATCTGGAATCCAAAATCAGGCCTAATATTGAGGTCTCCGATGGTATCCGCCCGGCTCTTCCTCTCATACCTCTACGGTATCTTCCTGTAAAGTTCCAGGATGTTACCACGGAGCAGTGGGTGGTAATTCCAAAGGGCCGGATCGTATCAGCTGTTATGGCAACTAATTCAATTAATGAACCATCCAGCGAACATCTAGAGATAGGTCATGCCTCTGGTGATATCCAGACTGGCTATGCCTCTGAACTTGACGGTTCAACTGCACTATCTCTTGGGGCAGATACAAGTTACTATGGCATCAGCCGTAATATCCTGGGCCTTATGGTCCCAGCTAACGGTGGTGCTGTATTCGAAGTAACTTATGATGCTGATGATGTCAGCGCTAATGTACCTTCCGTGGTAAATACTGGCTCACCTGTGGCAGCGGCTGAGGGATATACCCTTCCAGCAAATATGCCCATTGGTATTGCTATGTATGATGTTTACCAGGATATTCGTGGTGCTCATTTGAATTACGAGCTGTGGAAAAACTATGGCGTCCTCGCAGAACACGTCATCAAGCTTCCATTTGTTGATGTATATGAACTCGAGGCCCTTTCTGAGGTATCAGCAAATAGTTTCACAAATCTTTCGGGTGCTAATGATGCACCGTTAGCTATTGCTGAAGCTGCTGGTGGTTATGAAGCGGTTGAGAAATACTACTCCTTCCTAACCTTTAATACCTCGCAAACAGGTCATGGCCTGGCAGGTTCCCTTGTGAAGTCCGATGTCTTCGGTAACTTTGCTATGCAAGGGGCCAGTTTGGCTGAAAGCCGTAACACACAGACTGTAGGTCGCTTGATTGGTATTGATACACGCCATCCCAAGGATCTCCTTGAGACGGTTGACACATACTGGGACCAGTTCCAGACCGGTACCAAAACAGCCGGCGTACCTGAGAACCTGTATGACTTCGCTGATAAAATCTTCACGGGTTGTGGCATTACTTGGCCCTCCGATAAGGATAAGGCAATCTATATTCGAGATGCAATCCAGGCGGGTGCCATAGGTTATGCCCATATACAGATATCTCTGCGTTAGTAATAGATACAATAAGACTACCAAGGCTCCGGTTCTTAACAGGACCGGAGACCTTCTGTCTCCCCAGGTCCTTAGAGGCCAAATCATTTGCACGCTTAATATCTGAGGAGTGCAATAAATAATATGAAGATACTAAGTACAAACCGTACTGGCGAACAGATCCTTAATGATCTTGTCTACAATGTCTTCACGAATAATGGCGTGGTTGGTCTTCCAAAAGAGGATAAAACCATTGTCCAGCTCGGTTTTAATGATCTCTTTTCCATCCCTGAGGAGTTAAAGAGTATTCCGGAGATTGCTGACACGGTTACTAGTAAGGACCTAACAAGGTTCATTGAAACCTCAATTTCCCGTGTAGTTAGAGATGCTATTGAGCCTGAGCTCGTTGTTGTGCCAAATCTGTTTACCGATATTCGGTATGAAGGACCTGGGCGACAGGTTGAGATTGGCTCACTAGGTGCGTTTCATGCGGCTGAGGTTCCAGAAGGCGGGGAATATGAAGAGGTTGAATTTAACTTTGGTGAGGGTCACATGATCCAGGTAGGTATCTCCAAGCATGGCTTGAAGATGCGTGTTACTGAAGAAGTTATAGAAGACAATCTCTTTGATGTTTTCGGTCTCTGGCTTCGTATGGCTGGCCGAGCTCTTGCAAGACATAAGGAGGAATATGGTATCAAACTCGTAAATGATATGGGTATTGATGTATTTGATAATTCCTCTCCATCCACAGCGGATATAGGTTCTTGTTCCGGCCGCGGTATAGATGGCGCACAGAATGGCTCCATGACGGTAGATGATATTTTTGAGATGTATGCCTATCTCTATCTACGAGGTTTTGCGCCTGACACCTTATTGATGAATCCATTATCCTGGAAGGTCTTTATGACGGATCCAGAAACTCGTGAGATCATTTTTAAAGGTGCTACACTGGCAACCAACAGACTCCCTGGCGGAAGCTATTCCAAAGCATTTGGAACCGGCTTTGCCGGTCTGGGTGCTCGGACAACTGCCACGGGCCGTGGATTCGACAGCTCAACGGGTGGTGACGATAATCGTGTAGCTGGTAACAATCCATTTGTAACGTCCCTTAATCCTTTAGGGGCCACATTTCAGATTGCTCCAAGCTATCTCCCGTCACCTCTTAGGGTGATTGTATCGCCACACGTAACATATAAGACAGCTACTGTAGGCTCTGCAACTAAACATGTAGCCGATATCATTATGGCTGACAGTTCACGCTGCGGTCTTTTACTCAGTAAGGAAGAACCTTCCATTGATGAGTGGAACGATCCGGAACGCGATATTCGGGCTATGAAGATAAAGGAACGTTGGGGTATGGGTCTGTTTGAACAGGGTAAGGGTATTGCCGTTGCTCGCGATGTTGTTATTGAGAAGAACTAT